TTTTCCACGTCGTTTGGCTGTATAACCTTTTCGCTTTATCATTCCTTTGGGATAGCTAGTTTTGCTAAACATTTCTATGTTTATTTAGTGATGTTTTAATAGTTTTGATTAGTCAGTTTGTATACTTTTAGTATAAATCTAACCATCATTTTCGATATCTGGATTTTTTTTCGTCAAACTTTATTCTCCATTGATTTTTTTCTTGGTATAGAGGTTGATACTCACTATCTTTGTATATTGATAGGTAATCACTATTAATTTTTGCAAAAATTATTTCGGAATTTTTAGTTCCAACTTTATTAACATAATTTACCAAGTTATCTAGTTTTTTTGGATTATTACGGTAAAACACGATATAATCCCAAAATTGCTTTAGCATTGGAATTTTGGATTCAAACCACTCATGATCTGCTTTAATTAGGTGACACGTTACCTTAGTTAATCTCCAATAAATAATCCGGTCTATATAATATTCATTAGATAAATGGTTTGTATTAAAATTCATTACTTCAGTAGCAACCCACTCCTTAATTTCGCAATGTGTCATATGAAGTTTTGGAGGGTAAATATATTTAGCGTTGTACATATGATTTTTAGTATTGCCATTTGATACTTTCTTTGGTAATAGTTGGATTATGCAGCCTTTTTCTAAGTTGGTTCTTTTTGATAAACTTGGTATTTTAATGTGTGAGTCATTTACAAACTCATCCCAAGTACAGTATTCTTCTACTTGACACTGCAAAAAATCACACTCATCCAATTCAGTAACAAACATTTGTGTTTGACATTGGATAAAATATTGATGCGGACAGATGTCACCATCTAATTCTCCATCGGTATTAATTTTTCTTGTTTTAGGAAACTTAATTTCTAATAAACGTCCAACCAAAGATGAATATTTGTTTTTATCTTGTGTACTACTATCACAAATTCCATCAGGACTAGCACCTATAAAGGGATACTTTCTATGCTGTATCAGGCCATATTCTCCAACTACTACATTGTTACGAAACGAGTAAAACATGTTACCTATTGGTTCGTATTTTTTACCATGATGCACAAAATCATTTTCTATAAATTGTTCTCCTTTTCCACACTTCTCAAGAAGTAACTCAATTGGATATTTATATGGATCCTCATTTAGAGCTACTGAAATAGATGTCGCTGTTAAACATTCGTTGCGTTGTCTTAACCAATCTATAGATTTTTGTTCAAATTGGGGTATTTTTTTAATTTCTTGCACTCGTAGGTATCTTTTTTCACTTAACGCATCGTATTTGGTACAATCATAACTATGATTAATCAGATCATAAGCGGACTCGCATCTGATATTATCAATATTTTTTGAATTAATATGATTACTGTCTATTTCTACAGAATAATATTCATCGTTGTCATCGAAGATGTCAGATGATTTAAATTTAGTAATATCGGAATCATCATCTTTATTTATTTTATTATGACCCTTGTAGAAATAAATTTTTTGACATTTTAAATCCATTAATGCAAGAACCATGATTTTTATTTTTTTGATGGGAATCGACTTATTGAATTTGTGTATGGTATTTGCTGCCAAGTCAACTAATTTCATTTTCTTGGATTCACCAAATGGCTTGTTACCAACAGTATTCTCTATAATTTTTTCTACTTCTTTGTTATAAATTGTGATGTCCATAACATATTACATGAACATTGTAAATATTCCTTTATGTGTTACCAAATTTAAACTCATGTTAGTAATGGATAATGATTTTGATTTCCAAACAAACATATATAAATTTATCTTTTATTCTGATATTAGCTATTCCAGTCTATCATATAAAGTCCAGTTTTCTTGTCATATATCAAGCAACTGATTGACACAATTGTCATTGCCTTTTCATCATAAACAATTTCACATTTATTTTTTCCAAATTTTTTATCCCTTATGCCGGAACATAGATACTTTTTTAGATACTTTTTATTTTTTTCAACCTTTTTTTTTCCAATTTTGTCATCGTAGTGCAAATGATCAACATACTCATTAATTTTCATTAGTTTATGAAATTCTCTTAGTTTATTCCACGGTTTCCTGAATGTCAAAATATCCATATCCTTTACATATTCATTAAGATCCATTTTTCTAATGGTATACATCCCAGTATTAACAATTCTTGCATTTGGATTTTTGGTTTGTCTGTCCAAACCAATCCTACTTTTTAGATATTCCAAATATTCTTTTAATGGTGGTATATTATTATACCCACAATTTTCATAGAAGGCTATTTCTTTGTTAATTTTACTTGTTACACTCTTAATGTGAAAATTATAATAATCAAAATTATCCATTTAAATAAATAAAATGGATGATTTTTTATATTTAAAGATTAAAAATATCATTTTTTTATCAAACATGATATTAGATAATATGGATAATTTCTATTGTCCAGCGGCATATAATAATTTTACTGACCAAAATAACTTCAAAACTGTTTTCAATCCCTCTATAAATATTCAAAGTTATGGTTACGATCCGAAAAGTTTTTTCACCAATTATGGATTTGAAAATCGTAAAAATATTTTACATAATAATTTGGACAACATTTTGCTTCATGAAGAAATTAGAGAATACTCCGTTATGATAGATAGTAAGGACAGGAATTACCAAGTTTATACTGATCCTTTCAAGTATGAAGTAAAATTCCGTCCACTTCCCAAATCTAGGGATAAAATTAATGGAAAGATGGTAACATATGAAGATCCATCACCAACAATTTACGATAACTTTATCAATGTCAGATATATTAAATTAGATAGTATTATTCTACCATTTTATACTCAAATCAAGAAGGAAACTGAGATAGAGGATAATGAGATTATAGAAAACTGGAAAGTTGATACTACTAAAATGTTAACTGATGATTTATATGTGGTATTATCATTGGGTGAGTATACTGACACTAATTATCGATCAACAAATGATGTATTGGCTGACAGTTTTGCTATTATATATTATAACAATAAGATTAACAACACACATTATCTTGGTTACACATCCAATGGCGTTAAAATTTTTCCAAAAGACCAGCTAGCTAAAATAGATAAACTTAGAATTAGCTTTATGGATCCATACGGCAATCCCCTCCAGTGTCCACATCTGGACAAAAATATAAAATCCAACATGATATGTACATGCGAAAAATCTGGTGATGACATTAATTGCTTTAAACATAATATATTCCATCCACTCAATCCAATTTTCCAGCATCACCTACATTTTAAGGTAGGTGTTGTAGAACCACGGCTTAACAAATTGACATTTTCATAATTTCTTTTGATGAAAAAATTGCGCAGGAACACTATTACTGATTGTTCAATTGATATGAGAAATGTGAAACATTGCTCATATCAATTTTAGAGTTATAAGATGAAAACTTTAGTAGAAATAACTTTGAATTCTCTATTAAAAAAATGATTAACTCTTCGATTAAAATGTGATAGATATTATTGATAATCATAATCAGGGTATGTTTTGCTGTTTTATAGTACCTAGCATTTTTAAGTTATTGTAAAAAATGTACTGCTATTAGTAGGTAGTATAAACACAAAAATCTCTGTTTTTGCTTATTCATTGATACCTTTCTGCCATGAACATATATATATAACTAATATAATCATAGATCGCTATCTTTACGTTTCTTTTGGTATGGTAGGAATATCTATGATATTTGAAATAATATATGTGTCTTTGTCTAATTTATTAGGAAGATCACCTACAAACTCTATTTTTCCAACGGGATAGTGTGTTTCGTAGTCATATACCATGCCAGTTTTCTTGTGATACCAATATTTATCAGGTGTAGAATATTTTTGTTCATTCTCATCTGTATTAATACGATAAACAGCTTTAATCTTTATGACCTTAATTCTTTCTACCTTAGAATTTTTTGCATACAACCCAGAATCATATTTTACATCATCTTTAATGTCTTCTTTATAAGCTGGTCCAATATTTGGACCCAAGATTGTATTCTCAGGAAATTTAAAACAGTAATACGATTGTGTCATCATATTATGTGCACGGAATAGTTCACAATCTATCGCTGCTTCTTTCATAGCGGATAAAAAAGATTCTATCAGATTGGCCTTGGCTTTTGCTTGGTCCTCAATATATTCATCTGTTGTAAATTTGATATTATCATCAGCATCCCTTATATCTGGTTTTAATACTTTATAACGATATATATTAACAACCCTTTCGGATATCGGAAGTTCCTTGTGTGAACATTGACGTATTCCCCTACCAATTACCTGTTGTATTCTAACTTCTGTCCAGTATGGTTCTAATATGTGTTCTTGACGAATATTAAGTAATTGAATACCTTCTGTTGCC